CGTATCTGCCGATGGTACTACCCCGGTGTTAGTGAACGTGACTCGGCTCAATAGGGTATCGGATGAATCGAATATACCTAACTCGGTAACACCTTGTGTCCCGATATCTGAACCAGTGAAAGAAGCAGTCCAAACCAACTGAGTTCCTATTCTAGAGGGGATTACAGTCTTAGATGCTACATATGCATCCAATGAGGTCTGCGACACAGCCGTATCGTCCCTACCATTCCCCACTTTCACTGTCGTGTAAGTAGACGCTATTGTTGCCGCTAGTGCTTCCTTTCCTGTATTAACAATCATCAATAATCCTCCTGTTCATAGAACTTATCCCTGTATTTCTTCTTAGTAACTATGCTATGCTCAAATCCTACTTCCTCAGTGAAACCAACTAAATCATCGAACCCCATGTTAGAATTACGAGACAATGCATTGGATGACCCTGTTATTGTGTAGGACAAACTGATATCCTTTAGTTTAATTGCATCGAAGAGGAATTTTCCTGCTGAAATCGACACCCCATCTCTAGATAGCAACACGTTACTATCATCTGCTTGTCTTACAGATAACTCACTTAGACGTTCAGCAATGCTTTTATTGAACGTGCCTATCTTCAACTTCAACGTTCCAGCAAGCACGTTCTCTATCTCAAACACTAAGTAATCATTAATGGGTATGTTGTGGTTAGGGAAATTCATTCTTATGATGTCTCCCGGTTCTATGAATTCAATACCTTCCTTTTGTAGTTCAACTGAGATTTTTCGTGCATCCTCATTATACAACTGCATTAGTTCTATAGCCTTCGTTTCTGCCTCTGTTCTAGTCTTAATAGTAGAATCTACTACCCTGAGAGTCTTAGTTTGTTTCTTTGTCGGTTTCTCTAGTTCAAACTCTACCTTATCACCAACCACGATTATCTTGTTGGCTTTGTCAAATAGTGATTTATTGCTATCCACCTTAATCAACCGACTAGATTCCTTGTAGGACAAGGCTACCTTTCTCAGACTGCCCACATCTTCTAAGTTTCTAGTTATGAAAGAACCATTTTTGATAGTATAATCCAAGCCCCTCTTGAGAGCCAAGGCATTGATAGCATCATACATATTCGTATTAGCAAATTTGAGATTAGTTACAAAGGTCTTCTTGTTAATGGTAATTAACTCATCATAGTTTAGAGGGGTGTAGTATTTCTTAGTGAGAGTTATGACTGCATTAGACACTCCATTGGTAGCAACCTCTCCAATCAAATGACCACTTTGGGTGAATAGAATATCTCCGGCACTAATGCCTGTTACGTTTGCAGTGCAGGTGATGGTTGTGTTTGAAGTTCCTCCACCATTAGCCGCTATCACATTACCAGTGGGATTGGAGAAACTCTTAGTTGCGTCATAAGTAAGTCCTGATTCTGTCACGATGTTCTCTATCTCCTTCTCCAGTTGAGATGAGATAGTGTATGTTGTTCCCACATGGCATTTCTTGATGTTCTTCAGTTTTGGTCTTCTACCAAGCGTGAGGTCAAATGTCTCACCAAACGAAACCACACCGTTACCATTCAGAGAACCGTCAAACGTGAAACTGAGGATGGATTCTGTAGCATTACCCCCTCCCCTTTTCCTAGTCGTACTCACATTCAACAGGGTTCTTTTAGAGTTAATACCATCAGTGACAAACGCATCTATTGCTTCCCCATTCGTAAAACCGGCAATTGCATCATGCCCTCTCCTCTTCTCTAGATACAGATTTCTATTATTGTTCGCGTTAGAATGGTCAATGTCTACTAACAGGTACATGGAGAACACACCCTCTCGGTACTTGTCACTGACACCACTAGTTGAGCCATCTCTGAAATCACTAACAACTACATCTCCTCTTAACCCAGTATCATCCATAATGTTGAATTCCACTTTATCTCTCTTGGAATCAAAGGTCGTTTCTGCTGGACGCATCAAACGATAGTCATAGCCGTTGGTGCTTGTGTCGATAGCCCTATCAAATGTAATTGTGTGTTGCTCATTAGTAAAGCCGGAAGGGGCGGTGGAGATTACATGGCTGGTTATCTTAGAGATGAACTTAGGTGAACTCTTTGTTTGTGTCTCAGTGATATCTACTCCAAGGGTAGTTTTCTCTGAGACAATGTAATGTCCCGTCAAATCAGGCATGTAACTCAACCAAGGGTTCCCATTACTTTCATTTAAGACGAAGGTAGCAGTTTTATTTCCATTGCTGAAACTTGCGCTTCCGCCGAGACTGAGTGTGGGTTTCAACAACAGTTGGGCTGAATCTACCTTAGCCCCCTTAGTAGAGTTAACTAGGCTGGTATGGTCATCATGTCTAAGACGAGTTGAGATAGGGTTAACATGCTTCTTTAGGTTCTCATTATTAGCCACATCAATTGCATTGTTAGCAACTAGTGTTATTTCGTCATCCACAAGTGACGCCACCACACCTATGAGTACGCTACTCTCATCAAATACACTATCACCTACGGAGAAATGGTCAGTAGCATCCTTACCATCAACGGTAAGAATAGTTGTAGAATTAGCATCAATACCATATACGACTGGGCCAGTATCGATAATGTCACTAGTATCGTTGAGTTTTACTCCTGATGCTTCCAATGCGGTACTAGTTGTTGTGTTATCAAATATCCTATCGTGATTGCTATCATCTAGATTCTGCAAGTATTGGGCATTTGTCTTGGTTCCTAGCATAGCAAGGAAATTGTTAGTGCCATACTCTTGTATCATGCAATTCCTAGTGTGCTGGTCGTGGTCGTTCTCACCTGATATAGTTGAGATGTATGCCTTGTAATCAGAGAGTGAGTCCAATTGCAACGGACTGCTCATCAACGCGTACTTGACTCCTTCCGCACTGCTTCTGACATCCTTGAACAGTGCTATGCAACCTGCATATGGGTGTGCGCTACCCTCATCAATCGCCGCAGTATTCCCATGTCCGAACTTATCCCCTACACCGAAATTACTACCATGAGTAGCGAAGGTTCTATCAGACAATCCACAAATCACCCTTGAGATGTGATTGTGTCCAGTGAACCCATCTATACTGAATGGGTGATTGGTTCTGGATGTCCGATTAGTCCCATTAGCAGATTGTTCCTCCACAATCAATGGCAGTATGATATTCTGCGGGTTGTATGTGTCAGACCCGTCACCACTGTCCTCTTGTAATAAGGCATACTTGAAGTTCGTCCCAGAGTAACTAGGCCTAGCAATGAATACATCAGTCCATCTAATTGCGTTATTGCCTTGTGTCAAATCTGTCAATAGATTAGCATGACCTCCCCTAGTGGTTAGATTTTCAATGTTATAGTCAGAGGTTCCAAAGACCTTGTAGTGGTGTACTCCTTGTTTAGAACTGGTCCCTGCAAATCTCAATAGTTCCCCACTAGTAGTAAAGCCATTTACACCGCTTATTGTGAATGCATTATTACTCACAAGACTACTATTATCAGTCTTCTTGATAGCAACTAAACCATTGATACCCGCTACTTGGGTAGGCAGTGTGGACTTAAATGGGAAATCTCCGATAAGACTAGAGGAATAGAACATGTCTCCCGCAAAGTCACTCACTGATTCAGAGGTTATAGTACCACTATTGTTTACAGTGATGCTACCCACGCCCTGATGCTCTGCGGGGTCTTTCATTGTGATGTAGTCAAAGTATCCTACTAGTGGTATCTCATCGCTTTTCTTCAGAGCATCGAACTCAACCGGATTGAAATGCCAATCAAAGGTAGCCTCTACTAGTCTCATTACACCAAATCTTCTAATCTGGTTAGTCGTGATAGACGCACTGCTTATCGAACTCTCCTCAAACATGTCTTCTGTCTGTAGTGTCTGCTTGCTCTTACCAGTGTATTTCTGATGAGAAGTGCTTCCCGTTTGACCAGCCTCTGTCTCTAGTATCACACCGAATTCATCAAAGTCTAAGGTGTGGTAACCGATGTTGTTCTCTCTCAATTTGGAGGAGGGAAAGACATCACCAGTAGCCAGTAGTTCGTAAGTAGTAGCCCGTGGGTCTATCTGCTCAAAGACATCATAGTCTATGTCCACCTCATATGCAGTCTCACTATCGGATGCATCATATGATTCGACAAGGGTATCAGGGTCTATTCCGCCTCCATAGAAATTGCCAATATACTCCCAACCCTTGAGGGTATTGCTACCAGCAAGTGGTTTACCAGAAGGTGTCTCAGTGAGAGCGATGACAGAACCATCTGGTTTCATGCCGTAAGCAGTAGCATATCCCTGTATCTTCTGTTGGGTTTTCCCTTCATTGTAGATACTATCATATGTTGTTCTAAGCACTCCGGGTTGCATTGTCTGTAAGTCCCAATACCTCATCGTAGCCTTCGTTCCATAGAACCCCGGAACCCGTGTAGTGCTAGTAGTATCTACCAGTGTGTCGAAATGTACGTCTTGTGGACGATGTATGAAACCACCAGTATCTAAATTAGCATTGAGCAAATAGACCCCTATATTTCCTCTGGCATCTGAGGAATTAGCATCGAGCCTACCCAATACCACAGGCATATTAGGGGCGAGTGTCAGAGTAGTGCTTCCTTCTGACTTCTCATTCACACTAACTACATGGAACGTTTCTTTGTTTACTGTAGTGATATCTTGGGTAGTCATCCTAACCCCATTCTCAGAGCCTACATTGAAGGAAAACACAGAGTCATTGGTGGACACTGACTTAGCATTCGATATATCATAACCAAGTGTTCTATTCTGTGTGTATGTCCCTTCGTTTGAGGTAGCCTTCAATTTCCTACCAGAGAGAGTAAGAGATGCAGATGCTAATGTCGCATCCAAGTTAAGACCAGAATTGAAATTCACGCCATGTTCGCTTATCGAGTCACAACCTGCCATCCCTGAATTATGGTTCGGATTACTTGCCATAGCCTTAGTTCCGATTATCGGATTTATGATTGTGGTATCATACGGATGATAGTATTTCAGGGAGGTAGTTACTGTAGAGGTATCATATGGGGAACCGTAAAGAAGGCTATATATCCCAGTTCTCTCCTTTACCACTCCTATTAGTTCCCCCGCTTGGTTTAGGATTATTCCCCCTCTCTTGAATACGGGGCTTTCAGTACCACTAAATGAGATGAATGCGGTTCCGTAGTCGCCAAGGGGAACTGCATCAATAACATTCAATGTCGTTCTCTTCAGGTTCTCATTGTCCGATAACGCCACTGTATTAGCAGGGAAAATAGTAATTAGAGTTGCAGTCACATTTGTGATGGGGCCGACAGAGACTCCATCATTGTCATAGAGAATATCACCAATCTTGAACTGAGCAGTAGCATCAGTACCATCTACTGCTATAGTTGTGGTAGTGGTAGCCCCATACCCACCACCATTATTCACTATCACACCACTGTTCTCTAGAGATATACCAGTAACATTCACTGCTTGATTAAGCATTGGTGGCATACTAGTGTAAACCAAATCATCTAGAAGAGCAGTGTTCTTGTTCAGTGTCTGCGATAGTAATTTGGATGTTTCATCTCTACCTACAACAGTATAGGAAGTCACACCATTTGCAGATTCACTGGTTATGTCTTCCACAATTCCAGTGAAAATAGCATCACTAATGACATAAGACCCAGTATAATAGTAAAATCTACTCGCATTCTCGTTGCTTCTTTGATAGAAGACCCTATCTGCATCTTGTATCTTTACAATTTTATTGTTCTTGTCACCATAGTCAATTCGGTTATGATGTCCATTGTATGAAGTATTAACAAGCCTAGCATTGTATAGAGTTGTTTTCTCCTTCTCTACAGTGCTTTCACCCAAAGACAGTTTACTGGTAGTGTAATCATACTCTGTATCCGGCTCCAATGAGGTGTTGATTACACCAGTATATGGGGGTACGGTTATTGTCTTACCAGAGAAGTTCTCTGCTACTGCACTACCAGACCATGTGTTAGCGGTTTTGAGTTTCTTATCCTTTATCGTGATAGTCTGTGTTCCACCAGATTGTGCGGCAATCGAAGCAACGACATAATGATAACCATCAATCTGTATTATGTCGTTTACTCCTAATATCTGTCTCAATTCTGTTTCCATACCGATATCGCTTACCACTATCTGTGATGTGTTAGAAGAATGTCTAGCCGCTTTTCCACTAATGGTTTTCATGGTTAGGTTGTCGCTTGATATATGCTTCTCTATAATTAAATCACTTTCTTCCTTGAGTTTCAGATGTTGTAATCCAGCATTGTCTAGAACCTTGAATTGAGCAAGTTGACTCATTTTGTTTCTGGGGTTATTCAAAATAGCATTGACGATTTGAGGGATTTTGTTATTCTTGTAATTAGCATTCTCAAAAGTTGCATACTTACCCGGCCCTGTTAGATTACCATCAAGAGTAGTAGCAGTGGTTGTGTCTGAGTTTGTAGTGTGCCGGTGCATCTTTGGGAAGGCATTCTCCCATTTGTAGAAATCAGAGGAGTTAGTATCATCGCTGGTCAGGTTAGCATCGACAAGCGTTGCTTCCATCCTATCCTTACCCAGATTGGATACTACCTTGTTGTATTTGGCCTCTGTGCGAAACACCACGTTCTGAACAGTCTTTCCTATGTTGATGAACCCAAGGTTGTTACTAGCCCCTGAGAAGGTGAATGCCTCTCTAGCGAAATCCAACTGAACATCATTACTAGAAATGCTCTTGATGTTCCCAATGTATGTTTCATCAAAGTCGTTCCAAGATGTAAATACTGACATCCCTACTGATAATTTGGCAGTATCACTACTATTAGTCATCACTATCTTCACACTATTGCTACCTGTTTGGAATTGGTTATGTGGGTTTGTGGAGGTGGTTGGTAGCCAAGAACTGTTACTAGTATTATAGTCCCACCATCTTAGGTGAGTAGCGTTGTACTTCGTCATGTAGTCCAATTGGTTCTTTTCATCCAATCTATCATTGTAGAAGTACCAAGTAGGCAGACTACAGACATTGACATTATCATACTTGGGAGTAGCCGTTGCTTGGTCATCCCCTCTCAGCCCATAACTAACGGCGACTATATCGGTATCTGTCTTGAGCGGTCCCTTGTAAATCTCAAACTCTGAGTCCACTGGGACCGTGCTTGGGTATGCTGGGCTGAATTCCAACCCATCTCCAAACTCATCAAATGTAGTTATTTTTGTTATCTTAGCAAAATGGGGCCTATTGTCAGTAGTTCCCATAATGTGGATTCTTGGGTTTATCAGAATGAAATAGTCATAATCATCAATATCCAACCCCACTTCTTCAGTTGCTGGGTACTCCGAAGTCGGATGATACACAAATTTCCTATTAGTCTCAGAGTTTGTAGATTGGGAATCATATACCTTGATTTTGAATGAATGGGTATTCTCAGAGTTTTTACCGAAAGAGGTCATAGTCTTGTTTTGAGGAAATATTCTGTTCCCTATTCTATCGTGGTGTTCATTGCTAATCATCCCACCATGAGAAGTTTTCCTTATTTCCATGAAGTTAACAGATGCCTTCATACTGCTACCAGAAACCGAGTTTTCATATTGTAAGTTATTTTGAACGAATAATGGATTAACTGAGGTTGAGACATATGCCTCTGTTTTCTTAGTAGCGTGGCTTCCGTAACTAAATGAAGTGCTATTGTCTGTGATATCACTCTCTGATTTACCAGCATTCAATGGGAAAATAACTTTGCCTTTGTCCGTTGTTCCCATTCAATCACCAAACGTGTAGTAAAACATAATGTCCGAGTACCCCGGAGTAAGTGTCTTTTGTGTAGAGGAGGGCCTCTTTCCCTTGTGCATTGATATTTCAAACAATTCACCAAAGAACTGCTCTGCATTATTAGCCCCTCTTCCTATCTTACAATCACTATGATGTAGATGGAATGGGGTCAGAGTATGGGTTGCTTTCTTTACGAGGTCATTATTGAGATATAGTTCCAAGATGCTCTTACTGTAAACAAGGGACACCTTGTAGACCTGCTCTAAGTATAATGCCTCTTTCAGTTGGTCAGTATAGATGGTGGATGTAATTGCAGTAGCAGGTGTCGCTGTTAGAACAATCGTGTCTCCCGATACACTTGATACGGTTCCTATCAAGGTAGAGGACGAATCGTATATCTTGTTCCCAGCACCGATATTATCAGCCTCTCCACTACCTACCTCTACGTTGTTTGTTTGTGTAGTGGAGAATGAAGTAGCAGTAGCCCCAGTGACGTTCTCGGTTACCGCAGAACTACCGACTGCGGCTTGGTTCAACTTAACTGCAATCTCATCATTAGTTCTAGTCGTTATCAATGTACCATTATGTCCACTAGAACTGTCTATAGCAGTCTCTAGATTAGTAGCCGTAGTATTGTCATTAGATTGCGCTCGGTAAAACACATATGTACCATCCGTGGTTCCTGTTACTTCGTGTGTAGATGCCTTGTATTTTTTCAATGTGCCAGCCGCATCAGTCAGCCCTATGTAATTGTCTGGAGTTGCACCACCACTGAAATTAGTTATGCTAATGTTTGATGGAAGGTTTCCTAGACCAATTGCAGTAGTGTTCGCACCTATTGTGTTCTGCGTTAGATTGATTGTCGCACTACCAGCAGAATCAGTCGTTATCGTCCCATCGTGTCCATTGCTATGACCGATTGCTATTCTTAGATTGTTAGCAGTGGCAGTTGCACTGGCTCCTTCTTGAAAGGCAATGCCTCCACTGACATCTCCGATGCTACCCCCACCATTGTTCCCATTACCCAAGGCATCGCCATTCTTCACTGGGACATACTTCTTTGTCGTTGGGCTTGATTCGTTGTCTATCAGTTGTATGTAGGGAGTATTTGTCGCGTTTACCTCACTTACCCCACCTGTGAAATTAGCACCGGATATCGTAGCCACACTATCAGCAGTATTCGTCTTTGCAATGGTTGCGCTATTACCAGCAGTCCCAGTAATATCGTGTGATAGATTCACTACTGCGCTTGCAGTTGTGGCAGTTATCGTGCTAGGGTGTCCATTAGCATGATTAATGGCAACGGCTAGAGAAGTAGCACAGTTGTTATTACCTCCACTCCACTTAAAATACACAACTGAAACTGTGCTACCATTATCTAATGTTCTTGTTCCAGTAGAGCCTGATGTATTGGTGTCAGATGGCATGTAGTTCTTCGTAGTACCTGCACTATCCGTTATAGAGATGTAATTGATATTAGTGTCAGCAGTAGAACCAACAGACTCTCCTTGAACTAACTCATTGGCTCCACCTGAAAAATTTGGCCCTGCAATCGTATTACCACTACCATCTGTGTTAATAGCAGTAAAGGTGCTTCCATAAGTCAAGGATGCACTATCATCTCCTTTACGGTTAGGAGTAGTCCCTGTCAATGCCACAGTCAAAGTAACATCTTCTGTTGTGTTTCCTCCAACAAAAGGAGCATTCCCATCCTGTGGTGATGCGGCACTTCCAGTAAATCCTTCTTCGTAGCCGTTTACTGCCTGTGCAAAATTAGTTGCAGTTAATTCGATATTTCCACCGATGTTGTATTGTCTTGCACCTGTGGGCCAAGTAAAAGTTCCATTAGAACCATTTAATGCCGCACCATTGGTTCCTGTACTTCTAGCAAACCATTTGGTAGTAATTCCACCACTTTCACTAATTAGTTGAATGTAATTATTGACATTAGTAGTATCTGATGCTGTTGGTTGATTGCCAAATTTAATTATTGCAGTTTCTTGAACTGGATTCACATCGACCTTGAAATTATTCTCATTCTCTATAGTCACACTACCTGTGGCGTTAACAGGAGAGATGTAGTTGGCAATATCCCCGGAAACCACTATTTGTCCAGTTGACTTGGTGTTCCTTTCTATACTATTGAATGAGGTGATTGCAACTGTGCTTGTAGGATTACTACCTGTAGCAGTGGTAGAGACTCTTTGATATTTGGTGGTCATCCCATTATAGTATCCACTTGGGTCATAATAGCCATGAAGCGAACTTTCTGCACTGATTACCGTATCGCTCTGTATCGTTGCCGTACTACCAACCGCATTGCTAAGTTCCGCTTTTATCTTATACTCTGCTGGCTGGTTGTAAGAACTACTGGTTGTGTTCTCCAAATAGAACTTGAGATATTGATTATGGAAGAGCATCATTTTTTGGGTTAGATAGTTGGAAGCATGTAGATAATCTACACTCTCGTATACAGCCCTATCAGTTATGTCATCTGTGGGGTATGGAGGGGTCTTTTGTGAGTCAAGTACCCCATGTCTCCCAGAAGCCCTAGAACCGGCTCCATTGACATCATAAGGAGTAATTACTGCTTCTATCACGAAGCCATTTGCAATACCTACATTCTCATCATCGGACCAGATGTTTCTATCTCTCAATGATGAGGTTGGTGTTATGTTCTTCTTTAGATTCTCGTCATTGCTTAGAGCGACTGCGTTGTTAGCCGCTAGTGTTATTTGTGTAGCCGTGACAGCACTTACGACTCCAACTACAGCACCAGTATCATCATACACAGTATCGTCAATGGAGAACTTAGTAGTAGCGTCAATCGTATCAACTGCTATCGTGGTAGTGGAAGTGGCTCCTATTCCACTTCCGTTGTTAACTAATACACCAGATGATTCTACAGCGTTGTTGGCATGATTGACTGATTGGTCATAATCTAGATTCAAATAAGCGTCACAGAAAAGGGGAAATACCAATTTGTATGAGTCCTCAATGAAAGCATTAACCATGTTCACCCGTCCAAGAAGTTCTCCGCTAGAACATATGCCTCTTCAAAATCCAACGTGAATCCAACGGCTGGGAATTCTGCACCACTCATTGTAGTATTGAAAGAACGTATGAATCCCATCAGACCAATTGAATCGGCTTCTGAACCAGTCCATGAAGCATAATATTCGTCATTGCTTCCTTGTGATGTGAATACATTGTCATATCCCCTGTTCTTGAAAGTGAATGGTATCCTTGGTAAGTCGAGCAAGTCCTTATTCTCATCTGCGGCATCTCTGTATTCAAACGCATGGTTAACCCTACTAGGTAGGAGAATGACTATTTTGTTCAGGCTCTGGTCATCTTGGAATGAACTTGAATCCACATATGTGTGAATTAACTGGGCGAGTTCAAAGGAGGTCATCTTCCTACTCTTAGCACTCTCACCATCCCTCTGCTTGGAAATCGTCTGGCCTAGTAACTGCCCGGTGATATTCACTGTCTTCTGTGCCATACCAGTATCGAATGCTAGGTTTAGTGATTCACCAGTAACCGCTCCTGAGAAAGGGACGCCCATGTTCAACACGGTCTTTGATGTGTTTATCGTTATCGTATCGACCATCAGTGGTATCCTATTCACATTCCCAGATTGGTCTATCCCCTTATCGTTCCTACGTTGTAGTTCCAAGAAGACTTGGAAATTAGCAAAGTTCTCGCCAGACATTAGAACCTACCTACCGCGCTTGATGTTCTATTCATCTGTATTCCAATCTCCCTAGCGACCTTCTGTGCAATATCCCTTATCTCTGCGTCTGAGGCTCCTACCCTACCATTGACATGAACGTTGATTGTGTTCCCACCCATCCTTCTACTATCGGCATTGGAATGGACCCTCGCACCTGCTGGTAGGTTCACCAGTTCTGGGCCTCTCTCACCAACAACGGTCATACCACCCGAAGACACTCCTCCAATTGCCATGGTTTTTAATCTAGGTATTTCCAAGTTCTTGAACATGCTGTCCTTGCTAAGCCAACCTTTGATTGTGTTCCACATTTCACTCATAGTTTGAACCATAGTATCTATGACTGCTCCTATCATAGCAATTAGTATCTTTATTGCGACTCCCACTCCCTTCCATAGAACCTTACTTATGGGCCATAACACATCGAAGATGTATATCTTCAGTGCCTCCAAGAACTTGCCTTTCATTAACAATTGAACTATGTCAAATAGTTTCTTCAGAATGTCAATTACGAATGTGAACGCCTTCTTTATGTCCTTTACTCCCAAGGAAACTCCGAACTTCTCTAGATATCCCTTGAAGTGCTTAATGAACTTAATCGCTATTGGTAGGAATATTATCAGCATCAGGAACCCAATCGATGCTGATAACAGCATCTTACCTGCCATCTTGACTATCCCGCCGACTAGTTTCATGAATTTGAGAGTCTTGAATGCCAACTTCTTGTCCAGTCGCCAACCCATTGCGTCATATCTCAAGGCGTCTATCTGCTTGGCCTCTAAGCCAGCCATGAGTTCTTCGTTATTCTCAATACCTGTCCTTATGTCTGCTAATAGCCTCGCTTCTGCTCCTCCCTTACCTTCTTTCGCTCCAAAGGCTTTGATGTATGTTTTTCTCTGACTCTTGAATTCCTCGGTATCCCGTAAGTCTTCATCCCTGAAGGACTTATTTGGGCCTAGTCTCTTAGGCATAGCGGCTTGGGCCTTTTTCAAACTAGCCATAGTTTCAGCCATTTTATTCTGAGCCTTGATTGAATCCTCGATGCTCTTGTTGTATGCAGATATACCATCTGCAATAGCACGAAATTTATTCTGTATCTTCCAGAACCCACTACCAGAAGTCATTCTACTAACTACGTTCCACACCTTGGATTTACTGGCGGCTTCTGCCATTCCTCCTCCAAGTTGCGAGAAACTTTCAGAGAGTTCTTTGTTTGCCTTAGCAATCGAGAAAATTTCGTTTGTCGTATCTGCCAATAACTCACCTCTTTATTTTCTTTTGTATTTCCTCAGCCTTGTATGCCTCTGTCTCCCCATGTATTTGTAGCATTTCCATCATGAGTTTAATAGGTGTGTTTTGGGCCTCCATTGGACTTATCTTGAATGTTATACAGTATGAATATAGCAACATCTTGAATGCTATGTTGGGTTCTATCTGTCCTCCGTTTAATGCTCTCTTGATTAGTTTGCTTTTCCCATATCATCCCCAATCTCCATGAAGGGGTTTGGGAGGACTTCCTTTAGTTGTGCGCCAACATATGGGTTTAGTCTCAATAGGTCTAATGCCTCTAAAGGAGGCTCTGTCTTCTCTATGAATTCTGATACAAGATACTTGTAGAGTGCATTCATATCCACTTCCATCTCTTGTGTCCTAGAGTTAATCTTCATCAATTGTGAAGTAGCCTTCTCGACCTGTAGCCAAGTAGGTTCCTTAATCCACACTTTCATTATTTCATCTGAGTCAGGGCTTACCCTCAACTCATGGCATTCAGTTTCTGTTCTTGCGAACAGCATGTTCTTATCTTCTATTACTTTCATTTATCATTCCACCTTTTTTTCTAACCAACAAACAAACAGATGTTGGTGGAATTTTTTGAGAGATATCGTTATTCCTGATATCCCTCCTAATCTATGTTTTGAATTACCCACTTACCCTTGTAGAAAGTCCCAGCCGGAGATGCACCACTGAGGTCGCCATCAACTAGGGTTCTAGCAGTTAAGGTAACGGCATATTCTATTGGTCCCTTGTCCTCTGGGAATGGGACATCCAGCGATTGGACAATATAGTCTTCTAGTTGTATCTGTATGACATCATTCGCAGATTTGCTGAATTTCAGGGTTAGTGTCTCACTTGAACCATGTTCGTTTGAGGCTCGTAGATTGTCCCAAACGTCAGTATCCGTGACTAGTAGGTTTAGAGAAACCTCGTATGTTCTAGCACCGGGAATGTGAGAAGATGTTATTCCCCTGTCATATGTGCCTATGAACTTCTGTGGGGTGATGTTGTTATTTATGGTCAGACTGCCAGACTTCACCCTCGCAACATCCTGACCAAATACCTGAATCAATCCCTCGGAGAATAGATATGGCTGGTTGTCTGCTTCTGTGCTAGAGTAGTTCTTGAGGCTGGTATTGGTTCTTTGGTCGTTCTTAGGGACATATCCCTGCGGTGAATCGAAGGCTCTTCTGCTTACTAGGTCTAGGTTTGCCTTGACTTCCTGTCCCTCCTCAAAGTTCATTGTGAACGTATTGACTTGACAGCCAGTGAATAGCCGTGAGTAGATGTCTTTGAATGGTCTATTGGAAGTGAGTGCTGAGGATGCATCAGTATCCGTCCCTTCTGAGCCAACATAATAGTGAGCATCACTAATACCGTCTTTCTCCATTGTCACTTCTAGAGCGAAAGAAGGCAATGTGTCGCCATTGCTCTCTAAGAAAGCATAGGTTATAGGGCCAGTACCAACATCGTACATATTACCGATAGCCTTCATAGTGGTATAGTCGGTTTCAGAAGAAGGTGCAAAGATAGGAGGATACAACTTGCTTGTCTCCGCCCTTGTGAAAGTAGTGGAGTTATCACCAAGAGTAACGAACCCGGTAGTATCGTTATCGCTTTGGCTTCCCTTACTGTGAGTAACAGTGCCGATTTTACCTAGAGCATAGTATAACCACATTCCGTTATTCAATGATAGGTCTAGAGAACCACCAGAGATAGTCTCTGATTTCTTGAACCGGAACCCCATGTTCCTACCAGCCAAAGCCAATGGAACCTCTCCCAACTCTACATCTACCGTTGGAGGGGTTATGGTGTTGACAAGCCCTAGCCAATTGTCACCTAGAAGAACTGGTTTACTTGCACTTGCCTTAGTTACTGCCTTAGCAGGGACAGGTGCGCCAAAGGCATGTATTCTGACATGTAGAACATTGCTCGTACCAGTGCAAACATCCCTATCGAATGTAAGAGAAGATGCATCGTTTTCAGTAATCATGGCTATAGTCTCTAAGCCACTGTTACCAGCATCAGTCACCGTAGCCATGCAACCGACATACAGGCCCGGAACCAAGTTTGATAGTTCAGCCTCAAAACCATTCGCCTTGTTCTTTGCGGATGCGGCCACGGCACTTACGAGATAGATATCAGATTCCGGTATCATGGTTGCAGACGAACCTGCCCCCACCCAAACTTGGTTTCCTAATGTTGCTCCTGTTGCCATTTCTCTCTCACCTATACGCTAATAGCCATCCTCTTCATCTCTACCGTTAACTTGTAGCCCAATAACCTTTTGTTTCTATCATTGGCTTCACTTCTGCTCTGTAATTTGAGAATTTGCGCACTACCTTCTACGGCATTGCCACTATTACCGCCAACATATACCTTTGGTTGTAGGCTATTATTCTCAAGAATATACCTCGCTATTCTATAGAGTGCTTGAAGCCTATCCCTAGAGAAGGTCAGTTCAGAGAAATCTCTCCTATGCATGGTTCTAATGTGAACTGTGAAGCCGAATGTCTCATTCCTCACTGCATAATCAATAGTTGGATATTCGGTAGAGCCACTGTCCTCATAGACGATAACCACTGACTTTGAATCCATGTCAACTCTTCTTCCCTCATTAGGGGCAATGGAACGGACATCAATGAAGTTAGGAGTCTCGTTATGGCTGGATGTTATGTCACCACTACTAACCAAAGCAGAGGCGGCTGATGCCCAATTATCACTGAGAAGCCTGATTAGAAAAGTTACTTCATCCACCCTTCAACACTTCCTTAGTGGCCTTCTTAATTTCTTCCATCATTCTTACATGGTATGCCTTTTGTGCCTCTTCCATCACACTTTCATCAGATAATGCGAACTCTGCATAAGCACTATCCTTGAGAAGTGCGTTCCTTTCTTTCTCCCTTTCCAATATCTCTTGAAGAATTCTAGTTGCATTTTCCATAGTATCACGAAATGAAGTATACCATATTTGACTTACCCTTCAAAATCGCATTAGCCTCTTCTACTAGGATGTCATGCTTTGTCTTCAAGTCAATGTTCGATTGTGTCTCAGCAATTAGAATGGAGTTATCGTCATGTCGTATGACTTCGGCGGCAACTAGTTTCGTAGCCGCATCATGGATAGTACCGGGAACCCTACCCTCACCTGCGACATATGTTACCCTGATTGAATGCTTCTCCAAG